TCCACCAGCCAGCGTATTTTTTAAAGTGGGTTTTCTTCCTGAGACTCCTACCGAAGTTCTGACTGATGTTATGGCAACAGTTAAGAAGCTGAAGGATGAACCCATCGAACAAGTCACAGAAGCCATTAGAAGCTCAAATATTGAAAAATATCTTACTAAAACAGCGGAAATAGCGACTATTGCTGCCTTCTTCATGCCTTATGTTTAATTAATTATCAGGCGCACTCATAATGCGCCTTGTGCTTGTGATGGTTAGCAATGCCATACTTACCTCAAACATTGCTCTCTGATGTACTGCTGCAATCCGGCTATTTGCTTCCCTGCGACCTCGATTCGACTTCTGAGGGTGAAATAATCCCGTTCAGCGGAGTCAGTAAGTCCGGGGCTGGCTGCATCATCCACGCTGGCGGCGCCGGAGGTGGATTGCTTCGTGCAGATGGCGTTGAGCTGCAACCGGCGCTTGCCAGAAGCAACGTCACGCTCAAGCTGGTCGATAGTTGCCTGAGCATCAGCTAATTCCTTTATGTATTTGGCGTCGAGCGCGGCAACATCACGCTGGCGGACCTGCATATCGTCAATCGTCTGCTGGCGCTCGGTAGCCAGGCTGTCAGCGGTAACGTATTTGCCGTGGAAAAGAATTGCTAACCGGCAGACCGCAATGAGCGCCACCAGCAGCAGGCCAATAATTAATGCTCGCCAGCTAAATGTCATTTGGACCATCCGCAAGGCACATTGAACGCTCCATGTCGCGGCGATTCATCAGGCCACGAAACTTCATACCACCGGCATAGACCCAGCGGCGTAGCTCTTCACATGCACCATCCTGATCGCCTGCGTTCAGCTTCTTAAGCAGCGTTGATTTAGAGAATGCGCCAGATCCGACGTTGTATGTGAAGCTGTAGAGCGCAGCACGCTGATATTCATTAAGCGGCACTTTTACCAGACTATCGACGGTTTTCTTTACCGGCTGCAGGTCATTCCACAGCAAGCGATCACACTCGCGGTCGGTGTATTTCTTACCTTTGATGATGTCGTTACCGGTATGCCCATCACAGACCGTCCAGACGCCAGCCACATCTTTGTAAGGCACGTACACGCGCCCTTCCACCCCATCCTTGCCGCCGAGGAACACCGTAGCGATAAGCATGGCTCCGCCACCTGCAGCAGCGATCAGCTTGTTCCGCAGGCTCGTTGAGATAGCCATGATTATTCCTCGCCCAGTTTGCCGGAAGAAATGTAGCCACGTTCTTCCAGCGCTTTTATCTGTGCCAGAGATACTTTACGTTTGAAATAAACGTTAATGGCGAACGTCAGCAGTGCGACGACAATACCGGCTATGACACCAACAGCACTCCATTCGTCAGGACTGAGCCGTGTAAGCAACCCGTTGGCTACCGTACCGGCAGACGCGCCGTAGGCAACGCCAGATGCAAGTTTGCTCATATCAATACTCATGCTCACCTCCGTGATTACGGTCGGTGCTGTCAGTAGTCGATGAAAATGCGCCTCACCCATATCTGGCAAAGGTTAATTTGGATTGAATGGCTGGGCGCAGAAAAAGAAAAGGCCCGCCGAAGCGAGCCTTTTTTAACTTAAAGGGAGTCAGTCTTGTTCATCAAAAAGTGATTCCAAAAAACAGCGCTGATGTGGGCTTAAAATCCATCCACCCAGACGATCTGTTTTATTATCCTGCCTCTCTCCTTTTTCTTCATATCCATCCATGCTGTCCTTTCTCCCTGCCTGTAATTCCAAAAACATAGCTAAACCTTAACGTAAAAAAACCAATTCGTTATCAATGTTATAATCCCACACGTTATATTAACTAATGGGACGAATTTATTTTATACATCCTTAATCAGGCATAGCTCTAGCTAAAAAAGGTTAAAAAACCTGAAGTAAGAATGGTTCTTTCTTTGAAGCCCTGATTCACATCGCAGTACCAATGCGAAGAAGCCGCCTGAGCGCGGATTTTTAGGGATAAAAATCGCCCTCTGCCACAGGTCGCTAAACCGAATTGTGCAGTGATTGGCAGGGGCGGAAACAGAAAAGGCCCGCCGAAGCGAGCCTTTATGAATTTTTTACTTAATTAAAGTTAAAAGCTGTTTCAACTTTTGATTGATAGGCTAAGGCACATTTAAATCATTAAGCGGATATCATATAAATGGATCACTTTTTATACACAGCAAAGGATCGTTCAAATGCCACAATGTCAAGAATGCCGTAATGAAGCTACGCGCGTTTTAGTTGATTACATGCACAATGTAATCGAACCAAAAGTGTTTTTGTGTGAAACCCATGCGTCAGGTTCAGAAACCGAACTCTGCCCATGCTGCAATTCTTATGCTATTGAAACGTTGGACGAAAAGTTCAATGAAATTGAAATGCTTCCTGTTTATCCTGTCGGAGCACTTGATGACGAGGGTTGTTGCTCAGAGCATCCTTAATGACATCTCCCCCGAAGTGAGCTAACTCGCACCGCAATAAAATAATAAAATAAAAAAGCCCCACGGCATAAATCCGCAGGGCTTTAGTACCCACTTTAAGCTGTGGGCTGCTTTGTTTTGTTGCCGCTCAACAACAAGACGTAGCTTTCACTGTTAGGAATCGTATCCCCAGTTTCGGGAAAAGTAAATAGCCCGCTAAAAATTAATGGGCTATTTCATGCCGTGCGATGCAGTGACCTTATTCAGGGCTGCGTTTGCCCCAGACTCCTCAATTTCAAGTTTGCCAATCAGGGTTTCATAAAACGGCTTTACGCTCTTCTTCCATGTGTCCAGGCTGATGGCATCAGTAATGCCGCAAACCTCTCCGTGAGCCTCAGTGGATGGAATGCGCTCGTAACCACGCCCACAGCAGCGCTTACAGTCGCCCATGACAGGCACGCCCTGCAGCTCCGTCTCTTTGCGCATTACCGCGCGCCCTCGCCCGTTGCAGTCCCGGCACGCCGACGAAACGACACCCTTCCCGCCGCACTGCTTGCACAGTACGCGCACGGTCTCTTTAACGTTTCTGGTATGCCCGCCGGAAAGCGGTGATTTCATCGAAAACACGTTCGCCTCGATAAAACCCATCGCCTGGCAACATTCGCACGGCTTCACACTGGCGGCGCTGCGGCAATAATCCATGTACGCGTAAGTTGCGAGCATTTGCATCACGGCTGGTTTAATATCTGTATCGAGCTTGCGAAGGGCGGCAACCCGGTCGCAGGTCTGCAGTGCAAATTCAGTTAACAGGGATACGGCGCGTGCGGCGTCGTTCTCACTTACTCCCACTTTCCCCATGAAAGCAGCGTAACCCAGCGGTGCGCGCGCCATAGCCATACCCATTGCAGCAATGTAATCCGTGCCGGTCATCGTGTCGGGCGATGTCTGAGGCGCTGTGCCGCTGAAGTTCTGGCCCTTAGGAAAATGGTACTTCACTGTTGCTTCAAGGCTCATGCTGCTTGCTCCTTCTGATACTTTTCGAACCAAAAAATCACCGGCTTTTCGACTACTTCAATAAGTCCAAATCGTTCAGCAGTGCGAAAGTTAACGCTGCTTCTGCGCCCGCGATCGGCCTGCAATGACACCTGCTTCCTGAACATCTCAAGCGAGTAGGAGGTTTTAAGAAGGTTGCATGGCGCGCATGCCGGGAACAAATTATCCAGACAATCCGCCCCTTGGTTGAAAACTTCACCTGTGGCCTTCAGCTTAAAAATGCCTTTTGCTGCCGCCTTCATGCATTGCTCTGTAACGCGAAGAACTGCCTCAACGTGATCGGCGTGCCAGCCCTTTTCAGGCAGTTCGCATCCGCAGTATGCACATCGTCCGCCAAACTTCATGCGCAATGCTCCGCGTTGTTTAGGTGTCAATTTCATGCTGCCTCTCTCTTCTTAATCAGCTCTTTGGTTTTCTGCCGGTAGTGCGCCGCCAGCTCCTGCAACTCTTCCCGCGTCCACTTCTTCAGCTCGTGCGGCCCCATTAGGCGATCGAACGCAGCCTGGCCGATTTTGGCAACGAGCCGCGGCTTGTACTCGCCAATGTTCCCGGACAGGTACGAGTTGCAGTGCTCACACTGGAGATGACAGTTGGTTTCGTCGTAGCGGGTTTCCTTGCTGGCGCCCACCGTTCGGTAATGGCCCGCATTCATTTTCGCGCCGGTGTCGCGGCCACAACTGATACACGGCTGCCCGGCGTCGCGGGTGCGGATGTAAGCGTTGAAGGCTGTCTGGGCTTGCTTATGGAAGTAACTGAGGGGCTGTACTGCTAACTTGCGGATTTTGGTGTGGCGCTTTTCCTGCTGTGTCTCTTCTCTCCGTCGTCGCTCTGCTTCCTGTTTCGCTTTTTGCCGGTCTTTCTCCCGCTTAGCCAGTGCGATTATGGTTCCGCAATCTGCGCTGCACCACGTTTGATTCTGGAAGCCAGGATTGAACCATTCGCGGCAGTCAGGGTTTTTACAGCGTCGTCTGATCTTCCTCATCGCTCTCTCCGTGCATTCGAAAGTTTGCGTCTTGCATCCAGCCAGCGCAGCAACGGGCGCAGGCATATACCCATCCCGGCAGTAAAGGCGCACCACAACCAGCGCAGCTGATAACGGACATATCGCCCGATCGCGTGGAACGGGAGGTAGTCGAAGTGCTCGTAATACCAGGCGTCTTCTTCACAGATTTCACAGTTAACCCCGAATCGGTATTTGTCCTCACTGGTCAGCACGGTGATGCAGCTGCAGCAGCGCTTAATGCCAGCATTTGTGCTCATATGTCGAGTCTCTCCGTGGTTCTCGGTTTCCTTCAGGCAGCAGCGCGCTGACCAGCCAGAGGCGAGGATCGAGGGCGAGTGTCTTTTTGGTCTGGATGTTGCGGGCGGCGTAGCGGGAAAGGAGTTCTTTTGCAGTTTCGGTATCTACTGGATCATGAGTGAACCACGTTTGCCGCATGGCTTCCCCCGTTCTTTTTCAGATATTCAGGCCAGTGTTTTTCGAGTATGCGTTTCGGCACGCGTAAGCCGAGCCCCATAACGTTGGCTTTGGTTCTCAGCGTGCTGAGCGGTTTGTTGATCGCACTGGCAATAACCTCCGGCGGAACCTTTCCGGCCACGCGCTCAACGTATTCAAGTTCCTGCTGTGTCCAGGTGCTTTTTCTACCCATTTTGTTTGTCCTTCAGTTTCATGTATTCGCTGTCAGCCGGGACCGTCAGCCTGCACCCTAAGTTCAGCGCCCAGCCTTCCACCTGCGTGAGGTAGAAATGCATGTCGCCGGTGTCGAGGTCTGAAGTGTGCTTAAGCGATCGGATGACTGTTGTTTCCCCTGTCACCACATCGACCATTTCCCGCTCCACGTAGCCGAGGTAGGTGTGCTTCATCGCGTCTTTTACCCACTCAGGAGAGGCAAAGTCTTTCCCGCGCCGGATGAGCCAGTCGCTGATTTCGCTGTACCACATGTGGGATAAGGCGTTCTGGTTGAGGCTGCGCTTCTCGCGCCACGGCTTGATGATCAGCCGGTAGGTTTCGCCAGAGTCGAGCATGGGGAGGATTTGTTGCCCGATGGCGCTGAAGTTCGATTTATGAAGGCGTATGCCGTCCTTCGGTATCTCCATCAACAACCTCCTTCAGTTGCTGAATGATTAGCCGCATATCATCCTCAAGGCGACCGACAGCGCGGTCAGAAAGCGGGTTGTCACCGCGATGGACCATGAGGAGTTGCTGCTGGGCGTTTACGGCGTTGATATAGGCGTTGCAGATCTGGCGAAATTGCCGTTTTGAAATGGTGACTTGTTTTCCGCTCAATTATCCTCCTGCTCGCTAAACTGCAAGTTGCAGCTGCATGTTGAACTTATCCCGTTCGTCGCAATAGTTGAGCGATCCGGGGCTGTTATGCGATTCGATTCGCTCTACCATCAGCGCAGCACGAGTCTCCTTTGATGCCGGGGCGTAAGCTCCTTTCCAGGCTTTGTCGATGCCGATGTTTCTCGCAACGTTGGTACTGTCAGCGCTAGCCAGGGGTAGCTTCGTGAATATCTGCGGGTTGAGCATGCGTAGACCGTGGAGCTTAGCGATCGGCTGTCCGTAATCGTCGGTAACGTGCCGGATCAGGTCTTTCATCCGCGCCACAGCGAGATTTGGCCGCTTAACGTCATATTCTCCGCAACTGCCTATCGCCACCCGCGGATACTCGTTGCAAAGCCGGATAAAACGTTCGTCGCTCTCGTTCATGTGCCATACCGGTACGCCGTAGAAATCGCCGTGTGGCCATTCATCCAGTAGTGCTTCGTTCTCTGCTTCACCGCCGTCGATAACGTCAGGAATGATCGCAAAATCGAAACCCGGATGGTTTTTCCAGCGCGCTACAAATTCGTAGTAGTCGCTCCAGTCGATTTTGTTTCGGCCAGCTGCTTTCCATGCAGTAAAAGCGCCGTTATCGAGAGCGAATGACTGGCAGTATTCAGATGCGAGGTTAATCTGGCTGGGATGGGCAAAAGAGATGAATGCGTGTCGGGATGTCCAGGCTTTGAGAGCGCAAGTGTCAGGTGTTATTGGTCCGCCATGATAGTGGATCATTTTCCCCTCCGATTTTACCAACGCCTGCATCCATGATGGCGTCATGCGCCTCTTGCGCAAGGATGCCAACGGCTTCAAGCCGCGCCTGATACTGCTCCGGTGTCAGCGTGCCCTTTTGGGCGAGATTCATGATCGCCAGCGTCAGGTTGCGCGCCTGGCGAAGTTTTGGTGGCTCGATGACGAGCTGGATAACCTGCGTCATGCTCTCGCTCCTTCCCGTCCTGCCAGCCAGAAGAAAAACGCGCGATCGACAACCTCATCCTGATAGCCGAGATGCGAACGGGTCATGCTGTGCTTATCACCGTGCACGCTTTGATAAAAACGTTCGAAGCTGCTGCGGATGCTGTCGCTCATGATGGTCTCCCTTTCCTGACGAGTGCCTTCAGCCGGGCAATGTTGTCCAGCGCCTTTTCGCTGGCTGTTGGCATGTAGAGCTTTTCCAGCTGCGCGCGCGGTGGCGGAATTTCTTCGCCCGACTCGATGCGCGATGCCATCTTTCGAAGCTCGGCGCGGCATTTGGCGCGTAGCTCAGACTCGGAGAGGTTGTTGGCGCGCATGGTGCTGTACAGGCCTGTGACCATCCAGTAGGCGGCATTGCTTTCCCACGGGTAAGCTTCGGGGCTGTCGATCAGACCGCGGCGGGCGGAGTATTTCATCACCATGTCATACAGGCCGTCTTCGTCCGGCAGACCAGCGGAGCGGAGTTCGCCCTGTTTGCACCATTGGATGAACTGCCCTGGCGACGGCCAGAACGGCGAGCCACTGGCGCGAGCGTGCTTCATTCCTGCTGAAAGCTGCTGCTTTGTGCTGATCCCGTTCTCTGCGAAAGCGATAACCCACTGGCGCTTAGCCGAGGCTTCGTCGCGCGGGTCTTTAAGTGCAGTGCTGACCGATGCAGGGAAAACCTGCTTGAGGCTCATGAACAACATGTCGACCAGGCGCTCAACGGTTTCGTTAACGCCACGGTCTACCGGCTGCGGGGCGTCACCTGCCATGCGGGCCAGCGCGCTGCTGTCACGATTGTTTATTGCGGCTACGAGATTTCTCATATGAAATTTTCCTCCCACTCTCTGCGGTCGTTCCAGTGCGGAACCTGCTGCTGTGAACTGGATGGCGCGTTGCGAACCGGCTGGCTCATTTGCGCTTTAAGGGTCGCCCACTGCTTGCGCAGCTTTGACGGGCTGAGGATGTTTGTCTGCCAGAACTGATTGCTGTTTGCCCAGGTGAAGACCTCGCAGATTTCCCGGTGGCTGACAGTCAGGGAGTCGCGCATCAGGCGGATGTCGTTTGCCCAGGCGGGCCAGTTGGGTTGCTGCGCTGTCGGGGTGATCACCTGAACCCGGCTGAAAATCCACTGAGCAGCCAGAAGGTCGTCAGCGGTTCCCCACTTGTCGCCCTTCGGTGAATGAACCGCTGCATCAGGACGGACTACAGGAAGATTCTTCGGACGTTCGTCAGAGGATTCGTGAGAATTCTCGGACGTAGTGTTTTTAATATTCTTGTTTTTATATTCTTGTTCATGATGCGCGCTTTTATGCTCGCCTATATGCGCGGGGTCTACCGCTGAAGCCTTGCTACGACTGGCTTCTTTATGCGCGGACATATGCGCGGTGTTATGCGCGGGGGTTGAGTCTATTTTTTCAGCATATTCGGCATAATTCAGAATGGTGATCAGCGTGCCTTTGCGTCGCTCAGCCCGCACCGAAAGCATCTCTTCCTTCTCGAAAAATGCCAGCATCCTCTCTACTGCATGGCGACTCGTTGGCTCTCCATTTCGGTCGCAAAGAGACAAGCCCAAATCCGCTGATGTGGTTACCAGTTGCCCGATTTCCAGTGGCCATCTATGACCCTTAAAGTTTGCCGTATATGGCTGCCTGGCTGCGTCAATGAGAAGGTTCTCCCACAGTGTTCTGAGAAAGACATCCTTTGCCCAAGGTTGCTTTTTGACGCTCCGGTACAACGGGATGTAACCATGCTTCTGGTTTTCCATCCTGTTGCTCCTGAATTGAGCTGTATGTTGATCAGGGAAAGAAAGAATCCTTGCTGTACTCATTGCTCACCATCCTTAGATGGCTTCACTAAAGCGAAGCTCTCCCCTGTGTATACGAAGGTTCCACCTTCCTGCGTAAGATGCCTCACCAGAGAGGCTCCAATGTAAGCCAGTGCCC